TGGCCAGAGTTACCGCCCGTCCGGGGCCAGTTCTTATTACGCCACTGTTCTACGTGCGGGCCCCTAAACGACCGGCTAACCCGGTGGCCCTGGTACCAGTTGATCTTAGACGTATAGTACCGCCACCATACCGCGTCGGTGGCGAACAGGTATTCAGCCCAGGGGGCGTAGAACACCCCACAGTTAACCGCGACCGTTATACCGGCGGGCCGTAGCGCCCTAACGTCCTTGCATTGCAACGAGGGCCCGGTGGCGATAATTATGTACCACTTACTCAAAGCCGACCGCCGCGCCCTTGGCGGCCCTCTTAACGATCTGGTCCCAGAGCTCTACGGCGCTGGATAGATAGGAGTTCTGGGCGTCCATATGGCGAGCATAGGCGGCCGTCCAGCCTACGAAAAAGCGATCGGAGGTAGTGGGGTCGTATCGCAACAGCGCCACGGCTACGGGCTCCCCTGCGGCCTGCTTGGTATACTTTTCCTTTTTCTTACCCTGAGTCGGGCCGGCCGGCATAGTATGGAGGCCTGCCTGGACACTGGCCCGTAGGAACCCGGTGTCGATCGGCATACGGCCGCCGTCGCCCTTGGGGGTCTGAGCGATCTCGATAACGTCCTGGATCGACGTCCTGGCCACAGCCCGGAGTCGTTTCTGGTACCGGATCCCGAACCGCTGGACGTCGCCGCCGAAGTCGCTACCGTAGGCCATTATCCGACCACCTCGGTCGTAGCCAGGACCACCGCCGCGCCCTCGTAGTAAATATCGAAGTCCTTACGGAACCCCGCCGGCGTCTCTGCCCTCAGAGCGTCGAGGCGCTCGACCAGGTTAATAGGATCCTCCGCCCGTAACAGTTCGGCGGCTTTCTCGAATGTGTCCGGCCATACTGTGTTAGTCATGATCCAAAGCCTTTTTTAGGGTCATAGCGGAACCGCGAGCGTGCCATAGCGGCCTCCAGTGTATCCTCGATAAACTTAGCGATCTCCGGGTACAGCTCTACCATTGTATCCTTATCCAGGGGTTAGCCTCGGGAAGTCGGCCGGTATGGCCTTTTTCCCCGCTCTAAAATGGACCTGGTGTCCCATCTCATGTAAGAACGTAACGAACTCCCGGCCGCCCTTGCCGGCCGTGTCGGCGTGCATTGAGATAAACCGCGAAAAGTTTATCTCGTTAGCAAAATTCCCTTGTAGCTTGTACTCCCGCATTACCTCGCCGACGAGCTCGCGGATCCGCGGTATGTTCGACTTAGCCACAAAGTTCCGGACCTGGGGGCTAACCCGGACCGTGACAAAGTTCCAGACGTCCGAGGTAACACCGCCCGCCTTCGGGGACTGGGCGAGTATATGGTTAGGCCAGGCGCCGAAGATAGACGACTGGCCGTTCGGTGCCGCCTCGAGGGATACCGCCCACTCGGTATAGCTATTATCCACCGACGTCCCGAACCTCCGCCCGACCGTATCCGACTGGCGTAAAAAGGTCGCGGAGGTTCCGTGCTGGTTCATAAAGTTTTTAACGTCCTGGCCCTGTTGTCCGAGCGTCGAGAGGGCGCCGTCTATGTCCGCCATGGTCGTCCCACCCTTAAAGGACGTATAGGCCTCGGGGACGTTTAGGGCGGCCGTGCTGGTCATGCTGGCCGGCTTGGGCGCGTCGGGCCCTGGTCCCTCGCCGGCGAGTTCCACGGCCACAAAGTCGATTTTATGTTCGACAAAACACCTGCACGAAATTATTTCCGACGCGGGGCCGGCGCCGGGGTGCATTAGCGAGGCGCCGGTAATCGGGTTCGTAAACGGCTCCTCGATACCCCGCGGCTGGCCACTCATAGCCAGGTGGCCTGGTCGTTCGTTACCGGCGAAGCTGTGGCGCCAGATCCGGGTAACCGCGTTAGCAGGCGCCAGGCCCTCGTCGACGATCTGTCGCAGGGCCTCGTCGCTGGCCTCGTTTAGGGCCTGCAGCGTCTCGGTCCTGGCGATCGTGTCGCCGCGGTACTTGGTCATACGGTTTTCGTAGCTCTGTACGATCTTGTTACGCTGGGCCTGGGGTAACACCCGGCCCTCTTGCATGGACTTTTTAACGACGCCGTCGAACCGTCTATCGCGGAGGACCCGGCTCTTATACCTGGCCCAGTTGAGGTCCTGCAGATCGTCGCCCATGTTAACGACCCAGCCGGCCTGTGCATTGGTTAGCCCGAGGACGCCGCCGCTACGTTTGCCGTTCTTACCTATCCGGCCGACGATATCCAGGGCCGTGGTCCGGGGGTTCTTACCCTTTAACATACCGTTCGTTAGCATGGTCTGGATCGCGGCCCGCTGTTCGGGGTACAGGCCTCCGCCGACGGCCTTACCCCAGATCAGGCCGGAGGAGTTCTTAGTTAGCCAGGCCTGGGACCGGGGGTTATTGATATCGAACTCCATACCGTAGGTCTTAGGGACGTCGCCGGCGATACGAGCCTTACCACTTACCGCGTACACGTTACGGATACTCTCGGTAAGCGTGGACCACATACCCTCGCGGACGCCGGCGGCGATCATAATGGTATCGAGATCCCCGAGCTCTATGGCGCGGACCAGGGCGGCGATCCTAGCCCGACCCCGTGCGGATTGTATGGCGACCACGAAGTCGCGGCGTACAGGTCCCTCTAGTTTCCTAAGTAGGTCGTTAAGCTGTTTTCTACTTAGCGCCATGGGGAGTGTCGGAAGGCATACCGGTTACTCGGAAAGTAGCGCGGTAATACTTCACCCGGTTCGCGCCGTGTCCTACGTGGTAGTAGTGTCCCTCGCTGGCGATCTGGTGTCCGATCATCTCGCCGGCCTGCGTGAACAGCACGCCGTCGCCGTCGATGTTTCGGATCTTTAGTTCTACCGTCTCTATGCCGTCTATTACGACGGGCCTCCAGTCATTCATTTTTATTTCCTTGCGTGTATATACCAGAACATTATCACGGGCCCCGGGACCAGCGGGTCGATCCGGACTACCTGGTAGGTAACCCCGTCGACTATGATCCGGTCCGCCAGTTGGGGGTCGATCGCGACGCCCTGGGTACTAACCAGGTACAGTACGTCGCCGGCCTCTACCAGGGTCCCTCTGTTATCTGCTTTTTTAAATCGTGTCTGGACCAGGCGGACCGGGTGTAGGGTCTCGTCGTCCAGCTGTGAGTCGTAGGGGGCGCCGGTGAGAGCCACGTTTACGGATAGCTGGCCGTCCTTACCGAACTCGTTAATAAGGGGTTCGACTGTCTCCAGCCGCATAGCTGTATAGTCGAAGGCCATTTATGCCACCCAGGGCCAGGGTACGGTCCTACCGTCCGGGACTGTCGCCATACACCGCAGTAAGTCGTAGACCGTCGTTAAGACAGGCCGTAGCGTCTCTATGGGGTTAACGGATCCCGTTACGCCCTGGTCCACCGGGGTCATATAGGACTCGGCGATAACGTCGACCTTTACGCTCTTTTTCTGTTTGCCCGGGGTGATCGTCGGAGACAATACTCCAGGGCTTACGATCTCGGCCATAGCGGCCACGTAGGTCGACTGCTTGACCTCGATCGGGACCTCGTCGCTGGGTACCGTGTCGTCGTTACAGTCGGTAACGCCCGAACGTGGCCAGGCCAGGCCCTGGAGGCCTCTCCCGCACGTCTGAGACCCATCCCACTCGGGGTACGACGATAACCATAGACTGGCCCGCATAATGCCGCCGTCCGTGGTCTCGTCGTCCTCGACGGTAACACTGGGGTAGAAGTCGGCCGCGTACGCGATCAGCTCGGCCCTCGTTACGAAGGCGTTCGCTGTCGGTACACAGGCGCCGGTCTCGACGACTATGGCCATTACTTGTACTCGGCCGCGACGTCGTTGGCCTCATCCTTACGGACGTTCGTGTCCGTAACTTTGAACCCGTTTACATAGACCTCGTACCACCCGCCACCTTTATGGTGCACCTCGATACCCTCGCCAGTTACGCCGTCCGGTAATACCAGCTCCTCTCGTTTATCTGTCCGACCTCCCACGCGTGGGCGTACCCGTTGCCGTGGTGGTGCAGATCGTACGATTCTAGCCGGCGCCGGATCTGTGGCGTCGCTGTCTCGGGTGGTCAGTACACCGCGTTCCAGCCAGCGGGATACGGTTCTATTACGTTCCATATCTGCCAGCTGAGCGGCGGTAACCGGTACAGAGTCTCCCGGTGCTAAAATGATCGCCGGGCGACCCGGAATCCCGAGTCGCCTGGAACCACTATTCCTTAATACTTTCATTTCATTTACTCCAGTGGAGTGTTAGATCCCGTCCACGTAGCTGATCTCGTTCGGGAGGCGAATATCCAGGCCACCCAGACGCATAACACCAGGTACGTCCCAGCGTAACGGGCCAGTCTGATAGACAGGCATGAAACGGTGAGGCATAGGCATATGCAGTTTCAGGACTTCGGGAGAACGCCTGTAGGCGATCATACGAGCGTCGCCACTTACGCCGGCGTCGTCCAGGTTACGTTCCGCTCTAATAGTCAGCGGGGCGCCAGTCTGGGCGGTGTAGACGTTGTTCTGGCGGATAAACTCCAGGATAGTCATAGAGGTATCAGTCAGACGTCGCGAGGCGATATAGTTCCAGGATCCGAACGGCAGTAGCAACGTGTCCGCGAGGACGATATTGTTAGTCGCTGTCTGGACATTGGTTAACGCGCCGTTAACGTCCTGGATAATCTCGTCGGGCGTAGTAACACCGCCTTCCCAGTCGCCATTCGTAGCGCCACTGGCCGGGACAGCTGAGTTATCGAATAACCCCTCCATACCCTTGGTAGCGTCACCCTCGAGAGCGATCCTGTCGACCATCTCCTCGGAGGCACGACGAGCCGCGGCGGCCTTATCGTTAGCGAGGTTAATACCCAACATTTGAGCCTGGTTGATCTCCTCCCAGCCGTAACCGTAACCAATACCGGCAGTCAGGACGGGCGTCTCGTACTGAGTATGCCCGACATCTGCCATGGGGATATCGTCGGAGTTGCCATTAATCCAGTCAGCCTTACCCGCCTTATCGGAGGAGAAGTACGTAACCGTCTTAGCGAAGGGGTGCGCGGACGTGTCTACCGGGATCAAGTTCGGATACTGGATATCGCCGTAGCGGATCGCGTAAACCGAGGCCTCGATATGGGCGGTCTGTGCAATGATGAAGCCTAGCGCGGCTTGTGCGTCAAAAGTTCTCATGATTCTACACCCCCGCCGACTAACCGAAGTTGAGCAAGGACACCAGTTAACGCGGTGGTATCCCAGCGAGCATTAGCGACAAAACTACCGCTACTGTCTGTCCCCAGGGCGCCGTCTGCTAACAGGACCACGGGGTCGCCGGCACTAACGCCGCCAGAGTTCTCGATCCAGATAACGCCCTCGGTCATGATACGAGCGTTAGACATATACTCGAACGTATCCGGAGAGGCAGGATCGACCGACTGGTCGCGTACTGTTACGCCCAAAAAGTCGGTGCCGTCGCCGACCACGATACCTTTGTCCTCGGATCCCTGCATAACTGCAAGACCGAAGTCCAGGCCACCAGAGTCCTCGACGTTCCTGGAGATCAGGGTACGAGGCTCCTCGTTAACGATTGCACCGACGTATCCCACGGGGAGGGTATCGGCATAGGTTGTTTGTACGGTAGGCATTACGCGCCCTCCCTGTTAGCGCCCTTGTAGGCGTTCTGCATGTTGTCGATCATGGCCGTGTGGGCCTGTTCGACGCTATCGCCTACGGGTGGTACGTTACCCCGGACTACCCGACGTACGGGATCCTGGTTAGCGTCCTCGGACAAAATATCGAAACGAGCCGAGATATAGTCGTCGGACTTGCCGTCGACGGTATCCTGGCCCAGTTTAGCGGCGACCGCCGTCTTACGGATATCCGTATCAGACAGGCCGGTGTAGTCCTTATCGGCGACCTGTTTGGCCACGGCGATAAGATCCGCCCGATCGTTAACCTTTTTATCGAGGTCGTCGTCGGACAGCTGAGAGGCCTTAAGGGTGTCGATCTCGGCGTCCTTCGACGCGAGCTCCGTATCCTTGGCGGCCAGTTCCGTCTGGTGGGTGGCTCCTGTTGTTTCCACAGTATTACGAGCGTCGGCTAACTCCGTTTGAAGTTTAGAGATTGCCTGCGCTCCCGCGTCCGTGGTTTCAACAGAGAGGCCGTCCACCGTTACGGTAGTTAGCTTAGTATCACTCATAATTTTAGAGTTCTCCATATGGTTGTCTCCCAGTTTTAAAGCAGATCCACCCCTGGCCAGGGAGACGAGAGCCAGGTGGTTCATACGTAAATTAGTCTGGACGGCGTCGTACTGCTCGCCCTCCGGCGTGGTGCCGGCGGTGGTGTCCAGGTCCATGGTGTAGCCCATTGACAGCTGGCGTTTACCGTTCGAGTGGTCCGCGATCGCCGCTTTATCCATTAGCATAATAGGCACCCGGACGAACTCGCCGTCGCGTAGCACCTCGTCGCCTGTCTGGCCCTTGGCGTACTGTTGCCAGTTGGACGCGTCGACCAGCTCTGTCGGGTGGTCGGACGTTATCGGGCGGTGGGCGTAGGAGGCCATGGCGTCGGCCGCGAATACCTCCTCGGGCGGCCTGTAGACGCGTACGACCCGGGCCTGTTCGCCGTCCATACCCAGCTCGCCGGCGCTATACAGTTGGATCCCTGTACGTGCCACACGGGCCTCGGCCACCAGGTAGCCGTCGTTCGTAATCCGGATCCCGTCGGTCTCGACGGCGTCATATAGCATCATAGCGTTATCTCCTCGATATCGTTCTGGTTACCGTGCTGGATCTCCTCGAAGATCTCCGGCCCCAGGACGATCGGGCCCTGGTACGGCTCGACACCCTCGGGGATCTCGCCGTAGGTGATCGTAATGTGGGAGTTGTAGTCGTCGTACTCCCAGACGGCCCCGCTGGCCACCATGGCCTCGTGGCGCCACTGTAAGTCGTTGCTAACGAACTGCAAGACCTTGGCGCCGCCCTCGAACTCCTCGAACGCCCTGGCGCCGCCTGGCTTAATCCGTAGCCGGCCCCGTTCGTCGCTGGACCAGTCCTCGCCCATACGTAACCAGTCGACCGGAGTCTCGCTGTAGGCGATCGTTACGTGGAGATCCGCGGCCGGTAACATCTGCTCGATCCCTTGGCTCTTAGCCCAGGCTATGATCTCTTTAGCGTTAAGGACCCGGCGGTGTACGTATAGTGTCTTAGGTGTAGCGTCCAAGGAGGTAACCCCGTCCTCTAGTTCTCGTTCGTTATCGGGTAGCTCGCCCGTAAGCTCGAAGCCTGGGAGGATCGAGTGTTCGACCAATAGGTTAGCCGAGGCCTCGGCCAGGGCGTCCTCGGGGAACAGGTTCGTACCTACCAGTATGTCGATCGTCTCCGCGGTCTCTTTACTAATCTTAGACTTTTCCGCGTCGGTCATTTGCCATAGCGACGCCCACTCGTAGTCGATATCGTCCGGGACAGTGCCCAGGGCCGAGCGGACCAGGGCGTCGTCCAGGCGCCGTAGCGCCGGCGTAACGACCAGGGCCTGCATACTGTTAACACTGTCGTAGTAGTTCTTAAGGTCGGCCTCGCCGGTACTGGTAAGCCCTGCCGGCGACTGGCCCAGGAACCTCGTTATAGGGATATCCGCGGCGCCCGAGACGGCCTGTAGGGCCTGGTAGCTGATATCGGGCAGACCGGCAAACGTGAATTGTTTCTGGCTATACTCCTCGTCCCCGTCGATCACCAGCATACCGTTGTTGCCTTTTAGCTGGGCGCTGAGCTCGACACGCTCCGCCAATAGCTCCCGGTGGCGCGGGTTCGCCATAATGCTACCCAGATCCGGGATCTGCAGGACGTCGACCTTAGCCTCGTACACCAGCGACGATATGTTCGACGCGGTGGAGTCGGCGTTCCGGACTGCCTCGTAGGCGGACTGCAGGACGCTATCGCCCCAGCCCTGGTTCTGGCCGACGAGCTCCTGTGGGGTCAGTACGTCGTTACCGGTAAATATGGCCAGCCTGGAGCGGTGGATCTTAGTCTGGCCCGACTCGGCGCCGCTAACCTCGTACCACTGGGGGAGCCCGTAGTCCTCGGACATAGGGTCCAGCTCGATATCACCGGCGACCAGGACGCCTTTAGGGAACACGGTAACAAAGTCGAGGGCGCCCTCCTTAACCGTCGACAGGTCGAGCGGTAGCTCGGGGTCGTCGCCTTCGATACTAAAGTAGATCCCGGATCCGCCAAACAGCCGGGATTGCTGTAGGGCCAGTTTTACTTTCTGGGGCAGCTGTAGGCGCTTCTCGTCGGCCTCTATCAGTGCGATCTGGTCCGCCTCGGCCTGCCACTCCCGCCACTTGCGGGTCGCATCCTTAGCCGGTATGTCCACGACCTTACGGCCCATCCAGGAGGTGCGGTATATGACCGACCACTGGGTATCTGTGAAGGCCAGGAGGTAGTAGTCGCCGCTGGACTGCTTGTCCCGGCCGGTATTGAGGTTAGCGATAAAGTTCTTAAACGAGTCGGTGATCTGTTGTACCTTGCTCACTGTTCGCGGCTCCATAGTTCGGCGGCTGGGATCCTCATAACGCCGAGCCAAGCCCTACCCCCACAGGTCATACACTTACCTCGCATAACGATAGCACCTCTCGCGGTCTCTACGTCCCAGGCCCGTATATGGCGGGGCCTCCGTTGTGGCTCGTCCGCGATCGTCTCGAGGACCAGGCCGTTAGCGTCGAATACCTTTAGGCGCCCATCGTACCACAGCACGCGGGCCCTGGCGGAGGAGAACGCGCCTTTAATGCTAACCGAGCGGTAGTTCTGCACCTCAGTACACCCAGGACGTCTTAGTGGCTCGTCGGTCGACGTGGACAAAGCCCTCGCCTGCAGCGATACCATGGAACCCCAGAGCGTAGGCCTGTTCCTGGATAACATACAGCTGGTGGCCGTTGTGGGCCCGGACGTCCGCCGCGGCCCTGTTGTGCTCGCCTGGCTCGTCCTTCGCGACCTCGTCGGGGTGTTTCTCGCACCTCCAGCCCGAGGTTATGACCAGGGGGAACCCGCAGGCCTGGCGGAGGTCGTCCATATCGTGGATAAACTCGTCGGGGATCTCGTTACGCTGGCAGCCACAGCGACAGGCGAACTCGTCGCGGGTGAAGTACCGGAACGTGGCCACGGCTAGTCGTCCTCCCTGGGGCCGTTAAAGGCCTCGGTCTGGATCCGCCGGCCCTCCAGTATGCCGGCCTCGTATATGTCGTCCTCGGATAGCTGCAGGCCTGGCGCCGGTGGCGTCACCCCCTGGCCGCCGTCGAAGCCTGGGACCAGTACGCCCAGCATGGCCCGGAACATACCGAGCATCTCGATTAAAACGCCGGCCTCGGCGTCCTTAGTAGTGGCGGATCCGAGGTCTATCTTATACCCGTCCCCGTCCCTCTCCATAGTAAAGCCGTTCTCCACCTGGTAGTCCGTATCGACGGTTACCTTTTTGGAGGCGTTGGCGCCCTCGCCGGACGTCTCGACCTCTACCTGTAGGCCCTTGCCGGCACAGCCGGCCAGGAACACCATGGCGATAAGGGCGACCAGTACGAACAGCGTGGCCAGTAGGTTATTACGTAGTCGGTTACTCATGTCTCTAGTTTCCTTGTTTTACGGGCCTTACCCAGGAGGATAAGGCGTTCGGTATTAGCCCGTACGGCCCAGTACATAGGGTACCGCTTCCAGCGGGAGACGCCGACCAGGGCCATACACTCCAGGAATATAAGGTCGGCCAGGCGCCGCGGGAACGCCTCGAGGGGATCCTCGTAGTCTGCTACGTAGGACTTCCGGCATAGGTAGTCGTGGGGGACTGCAGCCGGGCGGTGTCGGCCGTTCTTTAGGAACAGCGTACGGAGTAGAGGGGGGAACCTGGGTATAGACGCCAGGTCCGTCGGGTACTTGTCGGGGACCTCGACCAGGACCGGCTTACCGTCCTCGCCTAGTAGGTCGCTCTGGTAGACCAGGGGGCCGTCTAGCCACCACTGGTCGGAGTCGGCCCACTTACCGGTCTCCTCGTCGTAGATATCGAAAGTCGGGAACTTTAAGAACGCGGCCATATCGGTATCTCCTGTATTAGTGTCCGTCCCTGGACGTGGTCGATCCTCCCTGGATCTCGTAAAAGGAGGGAGGGAGGGCCAGGGAAGCCCTCCCCCTAATGCTACCGTGTAGGCGGTGCCCACAGTAGCGGTCTACTCCTCGCCCTCGGCCCCCTTGCCCATGGACGCTAACACGGCCGCCGTAACGGTACCAGCGATCGTCGCGTACAGGTCGGTCTCGTTTACGTTCCACTGGCGGTCGTGGGCTAGATCCCGGTGATCCTGGGAGGCCTGTTGTACGAGTCCCATATGGTGGGTCGCGGTCAATGTAGCCAGGCCGAGGGCGGTCGCCGTAACGTCGTATAACTTGGCGTTCGACTGGGACTGGCCGACCAGGGCCTTATTGACCAGGACGGCGTCCTTTAAGGCGTGCAGGTTAAGACTCTCGGTAAGCTCGGGTACACTTACGTCATTCTTATGGGCCGCGCCTGTCTGGGTGGCCTGGGAGGACTGGCCGGCCTCAGTAGACGCGCCGCCGGTAGTACCCTGGGCGCCTGTTGTAGCCTGGGCGGATCCGGAAGCCGCGCCGGCACTATCGGCCACCGCTCCAATAACCTTAATGATCGCCTCGCTTAGGGCCTTTTCGATCGGGCTTACTTTATCGTTGGTCATAATCCTTTATCCTTACTCTAGGGGTACCTGCTGTTCGACGTGGCAGGTAATCACGTTAGCACTTTTTTCTCGCGTATACATTCGTTTCACGGGAGGGCCCTGTGGATGCGGTTGTTGGTCCGTTCCTCTAGCTTCTTTATCCATTCGATGTCGACCGCGTGGGTCGCTGCCTCTACACTGTTTTTAGCTATATCATCCCGGAACCACATATGCAGTTGCATATTGCGCTCGATATCCAAGGCCTGGTGGGCCTCGATATTGTCGATGTTATCTTTTAGGTCATTGATAACCAGGCCCACTACCATGAAAATAACCGCGGCGAACGTCCCGAAGATACCCCAATTCGCGGGGCGGTTGAGCCGCTGGAACATGCTTTTTTGATTGTCCATTAAGGTCTGGACGTTGGCGGTAAGGGCGCCTACATTTGAATTAATGCTGGATATGGCGTCTGTGAGGGTGTTTATCTTATCGCGGTCGGCCTCCTGCTCCCGCTCATAGTGAGTAGTCCATTCCCTGAACCCCAGTTTTTCTTGTTCATCAACCATACACCACCCTATTGGCTATCCGCCCAGGAACCGTACCAGATCGTAGCCGCTCCGTAGCGGCCAGTAACACATCATAACAGCGTCTCCGAGGTTCGGCGACTTAGTACCTGGTGGCGTCTTGTCCACCATTAATTTTAGCCGGGCCCCGCGTCCTGCCGTCACCTGGCATAGCTCCTTTTCCAGTTGTCGTAACCGTTCCATACCCGGATCCAGGCTTATCAGGGTGTCGACGTCATACTCGGCGCCCTGGGTAACCGCCCTCCAGGTCCTGTAGAACCGGTTCCGTAGCTCCCACCAGCCCTGTGCCTTCAGGTTGGTATAGAAGTCTTTGTTAAGGGGGCTCTCTTTATCGCCCTCGATCACTCGTTTATCGGGGTTCTGTACTGCAGCCCCGGCGTCCCATGGTACCAGCTTAACGCCGGCCGGCATACTGTTGGAATCCTTAAGGTTGTTTACTTCGGACTTAACACTGACCCCGACACCGATACAGTCGTACTGCAACTCGATCGGGCCCAGCTGGGCGACGTTGGCGATAGCCTTCCGGGCGGTTACTGCCGGATCCCTGGCGCCCCACTCGTCCACGTCCCGGAGGATAACCCCCCGGCGAGTGGCCAGGGCGTTGGTGTCGCCTCCACTGTCCGCCACGTCCAGGGCGGCGCCCCACATACCCCCCTCGTCCAGGCCGAGCTTAGTATGGGCCCCTATGGCCGCCTGTACCCACTCGTTAGCGATTAACAGCCCCTCGACAGACGCCGAGTAGCTCCGGTCGACCTCCTGGGCGAATATGTGGGTAAGCCCGTCGAGCTCGGCCTTTTCCTTACGGGCGTCGTACCAGGCCTGGGTCTTAGCCGGGTGGTCCCGCCAGTCCATGATAAACACCTGGGTCCTGTTCGGGACGATCTCCCCGCACCACAAGGCCCCGGCCTCTCGCCGGCGGTGGAACACGTTACCCAGGCCATGGACGGACGACAGGTCGATCGGGATCCGGGTGTTATCCGATAAGGCCGCCTCGATCCCCTCGGGCCGTTCGTACCAGGCCGACTCGTCCTTAAAATAAATCAGCTTACGGCCACCCCGCCCGATATTATCGCCGGCCTCGCCGGTTATGGTGGCGCCGTTGGCCGGGTTAATGATCCGCATATAGGACGCGTGCGACTTGTCGTTCCACCCCTGGGGCAGGAACTCGGGTGGCAGGCCGTCTATCAGCATACGTATTTTCTCGAATATAGAGTCGGGATCCCCGAGCTTATCGACCAGCTGTTCCTTACGGGATCCCCAGCCGATCGCGGCGCCGTTCCAGAACAGCCACAGCCAGACCGAGAACGCGCTACAGACCCAGGTCGCCCCCATGTCCCGGGACTTCTCTACCAGGCCGGCCGCCTCGCCCTTAACACAGGCCAGGAGGAACTCGACCAGCTCCGCCTGGCGCTGGAACAGGATAAACGGCATACGGGTAGCCCGGCCGTCGCCGGCCAGGCGAGGATCGTACGTATCGCACCAGTGGTTTATAAACTCGACCGGGTGGGTCCTATAGAACTCGAGGGCACCGACGGCCAGGTCCGGGATCTGTCGCATAAGGATAACCTGACGCTGTCTCCAGGCCAGGACAGCCGTATAGTCGACCGGCCAGTTATCGGTCGTCGAGGGTGTGAGCATAGGCCTCGGCGGCCTCCTGTGGCGTCATGGTGGTGGATATGACCCGGATAGGCCCGCCACCTGGTCCAGACAGCTCGGTCGGCAGCACGCGACCCAGGAGCGTACAGAACGTCCGTGGGTCATTCAGTGCGACCATGACCAGGTAGTTGACCCCGCCACACGTCTCGAAGGCGTTAAGGATAGCCTCCTTGACCTGTACGGTCGTCTTGTTCGGCACCCCCTTTAGCCGGCCGCTGTTCGCCGACCTGGGTACTCCCTTTTTAAATTGTGTGGCCTCTGAGCCTATCCCAGCCATAACCGTTAACGTTCCCTTAGTGTGTGGGATCCCGAATATACCACACAATTCGCCTAAAATCGTCTCACTACGCTACTACGCAAACTACGCATATTTGTCTATATGTTACTGTTATATTTTACTACCTGTATATATATACACCTTTTAACCTGCCAGTACCTTTTCGGGGAATAGTGTAGTTAGTGTAGGGAGTTAAGGCCGGCGGGGCCTCCAAGCCTAAAACGCGCGTAGTCCTTAGCGTAGTGGTAGCGTAGTTACCGTAGTTGCCCCTTATAGACACCAGTGACTATTCCTAATCCTACGCTTCTCGGCTACACTCCATAGCGGAGCGTTTAGGAGGATAAGAGTGTTAATACCCAATGAATTAATGGCCGCTGGCCTTAAAGTTTTCCCATGTAACATAAAGAAAGAACCGATCGTACCGGCCGGCGTGAGCTGGAAGGACCACCCGCCAGAATTACAACAGTGGCCCGCCCCCCTGATCGGGTTACAGATCCCGGTCGGCGTGGTTATCGTCGACGTCGATCGTTATAAGGGCGTAACGCCCGAGGACATAGATACCCTCCTGGGGTGTAAGCTACCCTGGTCCGAGGCCCTGATCCAGACCACCACCAGGGGCGGCGAGCATTACGCGTTTAGGGTCGACTACGACGTCCGCCAGGGCTCGAACCTGCATAAGCTGGCCGGCTTCGATACCCGTGTCGGCGGTAAAGGCTATATCTGTACCGGCGCCCCGAGCTATACTAGTTCTGGCTTCGGCGTGTTCCGACTGGCCCAGCCGGCTCTATTGCCGGCGCTCCCCCTCCTTGCCAGGCCTATGCTAGAACACGTCGAGGCTACCTCCCCACCCACCGCCGGCGCCGCCTTGCCGGCCGATATGAACGACGTTATAGAGGCCCTCCGGCATATCCCGCCCGACTGTGGCCGGAGTGTCTGGCTTAAGGTCGGCCTGGCCCTGAAGACAGTAACCGACGACGTGACCCTGTTCGACCAGTGGTCCAGCGGCCAGCTAACCGGCACCGACGCGCCCCATAATTACGTCTCCGAGCACGTACATAACCAGTGGCCAGGCTTTAAGCCGGTCGGCGACACGACCATCCAGTCGCTCTACTGGGAGGCCATACAGGCCGGCTGGAAGCCGTCACCCCGGGTCGATACCGCGGCGGCGTTCGGATCCACGGCGGGTACGACGATCGACGAGATCCTCTCCCACGGTGCGGACCCGAAACATACCGACGAGCTTATTACCCTGGCCGCCGGTAACCCGATCCTCCTGGCCGTGCTTACCCGAGAACTTAAGGAGGCCGGCCTGTTGACCAAGGCGGTTAAACAGCGCCTCGATCTACTCGCCACCGGTACCCACGCGCCCAGGGCCAGCGACGACTATGGTAAGAACCATACCGAGAACGCGACCTTATACCTTAACCGGCACTACCCCGAGGGTGGCCTTAGACGTAGCGACGAGACCTGGTATCGCTACGACGGTAAGGCCTGGCACGAACTCCATAACGACGACGTGAGTCACGCCCTAACCCTCGATATGTTGAAGTCGCTACCCCAGGACAGCACGGTCGGGGGTACCTACCGGATCCTCGGCCGGCTATGTCATAACCCGGGCGTACGGATAAACGAGATCCCGGATAACCTGATCCTGTACCAGAACGGCGTATTAGATCTCTCGACCGGGGCCCTAATGGCCCACGACCCGGGCTACTTCACGACCAACATACTCCCCTACGACTACACCCCGGCCGCGGTGGCGCCCCGCTGGCATACGTTCTTACATGACATATTTGAGGGCGACCAGGAGCGGGTCTCCCTCCTCCAGGAGTGGTTCGGCTACATGATCGCGAACTCTAACCGCTATCATAAGATCCTCTTTATGCTCGGCCCTGCCCGCTCTGGTAAGGGTATTATCGGTAAGGTCCTGGAACAGATCGTCGGCCCGTATAACTTCTCTGGCTGTGAGCTCCACGCGTTCGCGTCCGACTCGTTCCTGGAGTCGCTCCGGACCAAGTCAGTGGCCTTTAACGGCGACGTCGCCCGGAACACGGGTAGAGCGTCGACCGACATAGTGATCGCCCGCCTAAAGGGGATCTCAGGCGGTGACGCGATATCCTTCGACCGCAAGTATAAAGGGAACATATCCCAGGTCCTGCCGACCCGGATCACGCTAAGCGGTAATAATGTCCCGAACCTGTTCGACGATAGCGGGGCCCTGGCCTCCCGTATGCTGATCCTTAATTTTAATATCTCTTATTTGAACCGCGAGGACCATACGATCTACGACCAGGTCCAGCACGAGCTGGCCGGGATCGCCTCCTGGGCCCTGGTCGGCCTGCAGCGGCTAACCGCTAACGACCGGTTTACCGTACCCGAGGCCGGCCGGGTCGAGGCCGAGTTTATCGCCGACACGTATAGCCCGCTGAGGCAGTTTGTTAACGACCGCTGTTCGGTGGGCCTGGACGAGGCCTGTAAGGTATCCTGTACCACCCTGTACGACCGCTACCGGGCCTGGGCGATCAGCGAGAACGATAACCCCCTCTCCCGGCGCCAGTTTATCGTCTCGTTTAAAGACACGACGCGAGGGGCCGGCGTACGCTATGGGGTGTTCCAGATCGACAAGCCTAGCGAGCGGGGTTTCTGTGGCCTAACGGTATTACCCCCCACCTCCTCGGCGTTCCAGCCGGCGGTGGTGGCGTCATGATTACCGTACGCGAGGCCGTGGCCGAGATGAAAGCCGACTATCCCGGTCTGTGTGTGCACGGCCTGGCCGATATGGGGACGCCGGCACCGGCCACCCTGAAGGAGGTATATGCCGAGGCTAAGCGGTGGACCGTCCTTACCCAGTTATGCCGCGCCTGGCTTACCCAGTGTCCCCAGATCGCGAGTATACGATCGGAGGAGGATACCTACAGCTATAAGAACGAGATTGAGATCTGGAGTGGTGTGGCCTGGGTACCGCATATCGCGGTACTGGTCGCGGCTCGCCAGCTGGGTATCCGTATGGAACAGAACCCGAACCGGCCGTACGCGGCGCTATTACCGCTGGGGGCTAAACGGCCTTAGAGGCGTTCCAGCATAGCCGTCAGGAACATATCACAATCGGCAATCGTCCACTCGGCATAGTCCGCCGGTGTTGATTCCTGCCAGAGTTGGATATCTTCGGGTGTGAGGGGTGCGACGTGAGGATCCTCCTCTTTAACACCCCATCTTAGGCCACAAGTGCACGCTATCTCGTCCTGCTCTCTTGTGTGTCGATGTTTCATTCTACGCATACTCCGGTATAAAGCCGCCGATCAGGTCGCGATAACGGACCAGGCCGTTAGTCATACGGACGATCTCATTGGCTTTTTGCATGTTGAAGTTAAAACCCTGCTCGTAGCGGTAGTACGTCGCAACGGACACGCCGAGCCGGTTGGCCGCCTGTTGGTGCGATATGTGACGGGCTAACCGCCACCGTCTCAGGGCCGTGAAGCCGTTATCGTCTACGTCGGGAAGAGCGAGGGGCTTGTCTGTCAGGGGCGTCATGATAGTGCCAGCCAGGCCAGGCCGACCAGGGAGGCCAGACAGACCACGACGACGATACGGTCCGCCCAGGTCCGGATCCGGAGCCACCGGTCGACCTTGCGACAGTACGGACACGGCTTACCGGCCGCCAGCTCCCAGGACCAGGCCCGACAGCCTGGCGTCCTACACTCGCGGGTCCTCATCGTCCTACCTCCCGTAGTGGGGTGTACCTGGTATGGTCTGGGTCTGTCCCGTTGTTAATATACACCAGGAGCTCGACCTCGTTCTCGACCAGGGGGATATTGTCCGTGTCGATAAACATTATCGGGTAGCCGTTTATGTCGATACCGAGGTCGACCACGACCTTAATGTCCGTCTTGGGTAGACGCATGGTCCGGCGGATCTTAGGCCGGATCCCGGTCCCGTGCTTTTCTACGTCCGCCGGCGGGGCGATCATAGCCGGGCCTCCTCGGCTCTGGGTGGTCATGACTCCAGCCTCATAGGCTGGGTGGGGTGGTTGTGACAGTTGTCCGCCAGGTCGGCTATACAGGCCCGTATCGCCCGTATAACGAGCTCGGCGTTCTCGACGGACACGGTAGACGGCAGAGCTATAAAGCCGTGTCTGGTGTCGTTCCTGTCGTCCATGACCAGGGCCGCGACCCGCATACCCTCGGTATCCTCGTCGTCGGTCGGTATATTAAATTGTACGTGCTCGTTTAGTGCCATGTTGTACTCCCGGTGGTTGTACCCCAAAGGCCCCAGTTAAGGGGCCAGGTGGGCGGGTGGCGTGGGGCGGCTAGATCCGGATATCGTCGAACTGGATCTCGGAGAGGGCCATAACGCCGCCGTCTACCATGTTGACCGAGGCGGTGCCGTCGCCGTGGTCGTGGATCGTTTCGATCTGGCGGATCCGCTCGTCGTCCATGTTGTCGACTACGTGGTCGCCTTCAAATATAAGGGTGTTAATGTCGTTCGTTTTCATGAGTGGAGCTCCTTATCTTACGAGTTGTAAAAGTTATAAATTACTGAAAAATAACCGCTGTATCTGGAAACGACTATGGCTACGAGGAGGTAGCTGGCGGCGTGTATCATGTTGATCCTTGATTCCATGCTGTAAGTATACGCCCTATAGACACTAGTGTCTATAGTAGATTGTAAATAAAACCGACTATTTTAGTAACGCCAGCATAGCGAGCGCGTTGTCCTCCTCGCCGTCGTTGCTAAATCGTTTAGCCGATGCTATTTTCTCGAGGTTGGACATACGAGGACGACCAGGCGATAGGTAGTCGCGACGTTCGGTCGCGAAGTGGTCCCGACGGTAAGGCCTAAAGGCCAGCTCCCGGTCGGGCTCTATAAGGTACGACCCACCCCAGGTCGGGAGGGTCCGGCTTATGGCCCTGGGGCCGCGATACACTTCGCGGCCTTGCTTGTCGAATAGGACCAGTACGTGTAGGTCGCCTCCCAGATTCATGATGCTACCATCTGTTTGGCTTCGCCGCCGTGCTGTTTGGCGTAGGCTTCGGCGCGTTCCTGAGAGATACCGAACATTCTCTGGCTTTCCCACTTCCCGATCCACTGCCAGCTCTGGTCGGGAAACATCTGGTCGGCGATGCTACGGAAGTTTTCGAGTTGCTGGTTGTTCATATCGGCTCCGGGGTTGGTAGGTAAGTTCATGGTTTAATACTAACCACTATCGACACTAATGTCTATAGTAAATGCGACGAAGCGAGTCACCCGATCAGGGACTCCAGAGCCCGAGCCTGCAGATCCGCCGGCGCCTTTAGGGCGTGCGGGTCCTGGTTAGCGATACCCTGGCCGATAATATCCAGGCGTTCGGCCGTGATCGCCGCCCGCATAATCTGGCGTCTCATTTTCTTAACCGTGCCGAAGTGCCACTGGACTACCGAGCCGGCCACGCCGACCGCGTCCGCGATCTCGTTACGAGTAACCCGGTAGTACGGCTTATGCCTGGCCAGCTCCAGGGCGGCCTCGATACACTGCTCGCGGCGGTCGTCCGCCGTCTTACGTATTCTGCTCATAGTTCTATCTCTCCAGTTGTAAACCGGGCGAAGCCGCCCAGGCGTGATATTAGGGCCAGCCAGGCGGCCTGTCCGGCCTCCCGGTCGGTGCCGGTGTATTTCCAGCCCGCCCGCTTGCACTCAATGGCGGCGAACTGGCCGATAGTGGTCCCGACCATGGCCGGGGTAATTGTCCGCGGTATGCAGCCGATCAGGTCCGAGGACTTGATCCTTTTGTTTAGTCGGCTCGAATCGTTGGCCAGGCCGAACCGTATAGGCACCTGGGGCGCGTTACAGTCCGGACACCTGGCAGGGGTGGCCCCGACGTTGTTACGCCACGCCATGGCGCCCTGGTCGGCGACACTGATCCGGACCCGTTGCTGGACCAGGGCCTCGGATCCGCCCCGGTGGTGCGTTGCGTCGGTACATAGGATCCGCGTAAGAGCCGCGGCGGCGATCGGGTGGGCCTGGGCCCAGTCGGCGTAGGTAGTCATTTACCTAACAAAAAGGCGAGGTGGGTCTTAGTCCGGTACTCGTCGCGATCGTCCAGCCTGGCGCTACCGTCGACGACCAGCTGGAACAGGTCCGCGAAGTCCTGCTCGAGCTGGGTCGCCTGGCCCCTGGCGGCTCTTGTCTGGCAGGTCAGGCCGGTAGCCCGGAGTTCTAGTAGTCGTGAGTTCGTTAACATAGTTACATATCCTCGGTGAACCGGGCCGCCATACGGTCGATCAGGGCGTCGGTATCTGTTGCGTTAAGAGTAAAGGCGGTCCCGATATCAATCCCGAACCGGTAATAAAATCGTCTGTGCTTTTCCGGGAGATCCCGGTCGGCGGGCTGCATACCCACCCACCACGCTACCAGCTCGCGGAGCACGGCCCGGCGGTACCGGCCGGCCTGGTGGGCCCGGAGCTGTCGCGGCTGGCCATACCTGGGTACGTGCCGGCGGATCATATCCGCCTGGAACGCCTCGTCGTCCATCTCGGCCGCCTGTTGGGCCCGGAACAGGGCCGCCATGGCCTCGGTATCCAGCTCGAACAGATCCCCGGCTACGGCCGTTACGGTCCGCCGATCAGGTAGCAGGACCGGGGCGCCACAGTACGGACAGACCTTAAGGAACATATCGAACGGCTGGGTACACGCTAGACACACTGTCATAGGCTGGGTGTCCCGGCCGCCCCTGGTACCACGTTCTCGGCCGTCCAGGGACCAGGTCCGGGGCCAGTCTGGCAGGCCGTGGCCGCGTTCCCAGTTGCGGACCATGTCGATAACCAGGGCCGCCGGCTTAGGTCCGGCCGCGATCGCCGCGAGGCGGCCCTGTACGGTCCCCAGGTCGTGCCCGGCCGCGTACATGGCTCGGAGGACTCTCCCGATCATTTGTAGGAACTTGGCCGTACTGTACGTCGGCCTGGCCATGATACAGATCTCCGCGGCGGGTACGTCGAACCCCTCGTCGAACAGATCCACGTTAACCAGGATCCGCACCTCGCCCGACTCGAACCTCTCGAGGCCGGCGTCGCGATCCGCCTGGTGGCTCTTACCGTTTAGCGATATGGCCTTAATGTCGGCGGCGTTAAACGAGGCGGCGATCTCGTCGGCGGTCTCGACGTCGGTGGCGAATACGATCGCCCGGCCACCCTGGCCGTACTGTTGGTAGTGCTTGACCGCGTCGCCTACCAGGTGGGAGTCGACGACCCTCTTACGGAACTCTCTCGCGTTAAAGTCGCCCGCCTTGGTTAGCGGGATACTCTCCACGTTAAGGTCGCTCGCCGGCGCCAGGTAGGTAAACGGCGACAGGTACCCGTCGCGGATCAGCTCCCAGGTCTGGGGCCCCTCGACCATCTCCTGGGCGTAGCCGCCGGCGTGGGAGGCCAGGCCCTTACCGTCGGCCCGTTCGGGGGTGGCCGTGGTAAATAATAGTTTAGCGTGTCCGAACAGCTCGACCGCCCGGGACCAGAACCCGTCGCGGACGTAGTGGTGGCCCTCGTCGAACACGGCCAGGGTCACCTGGCGGATCCACCGCTGGAGGGTCTCGTTACTCTTAGTCCCCCGACTGGTTAGGGTCTGGACGCTAACCACTCCGACCCTGGCGTTAGGATCCACGAACGACTCGCCGAACCGTTTTAACTGCTTACGGCGGATCAGGGCCACGGTCTTAGGCGGTGCGATAACGCGGTGTTTAATACCTAGCTCGGCCAGGCTACAGGCGATCTGGGAGACGATCTCGCGGCGGTGTACCACTGCAGCCGCGGCGCCGTTGTGCCGTAGGATCAGGTCGCAAAAGACCACAGTCTTACCCCCGCCCGTAGCGAGAACGAACAGTACCGCCAGGACACGGTCCCAGGCGGCCTGTACGGCCTCTCTAGCGGTGCTTTGATAATCGCGAAGGGTTAGCATGGTGTTCCTAAACTGCCTATTGACAGTGGAGATCATAAGGGCTTATAGTCGTCAATGTCAACAACCGACACGGAGTAAATGCAATGAGAATACGAATAGAATTTGACGACTCGAATAAAAAGCTAGCCAAGGCTATCGGCCTGGGCCTGGCCTACTACGCGGATCCAGCCGCCGCCCTTAAGCTGATCCCTATCGAGGGTAAGCCGGCCGACGAGGATACCCCCATAGAGACCGCCGCAGTCACGGAAACCGTTACAGACGAGCCGGTGATCGGTACCTCCGGTGGAGAGCCCGCAGACCTGCCCGACGAACGACAGGCCGAGCCGGTTAAGACGATCACGCCAGACAACAAAGGGCCCGAACTGATCCCACCAGGACCGGTCGAGACCGACGAGCACGGGGTCCCCTTCGACGCGGCGTTCTGTGTTAAGTCCGATAAGCCGTTCTACGCGACCGGCCCCCGTACTGGCCAGTGGAAAAAGAAACGAGGGACAGACCAGGACGAGTACGATCTCTGGTACGACGGCCAGCGGCCGACTAATAACGCCGCCGCGGATCCCGAGAAAAAAGTCGACACGGCCGCAGCGTTCGCTACCGAGCCGGCCGCCGCTACGACGGATCTCCCCACCACCCCGGGCGACCTTATGAAATGGTGCGCGGAACAGACCGCCGCCGGCGCCATGACGACCGAGCAGGTTACCGCGGCGTACGCGGCCTGTGGTATCACCGTCGCCGATATGTTCGGGGCCGAAGGCGAGACCCACGTCCAGGCGATCCTGGCCGAGCTCACGAAATGATCACAGAACACGCCCCCCTCGCCCCTAGCAGTGCTGGTCAGTGGGGTAAGTGTTCGGGCTCGGTGGTCGCTAACCGGGACGCCCCCGACCTGGTGTCGGAACGTGCCGAGAGCGGCACCGCGTCACACTGGGTCGCCGAGCAACTATTCGAGGCCAGCCATAAAGGCCCCCGGGTTACGCCGGAGAACTGGCTCGGCCAGACTGCCCCTAACGGCGTCGTGATCGACGAGGAGATGATCGAGGGCGCTACGGCGTACTACGACGACGTGCTCCGGATCTATAACGAGGTCGAGGATCCTGGCGGAGAACAGCTGTTTATAGAGAAGCGGGTCCATATGCCGCATATCCACCCGGATAACTGGGGCACTCTGGACGCGGCCCTGTGGGTCCCGACCACCGATACCCTGTATATCTGGGACTACAAGTTCGGCCACCGGGAAGTCGACGCCGTTCTTAACCTGCAGCTGATCGACTACACGGCCGGCATTATGCAAGAGTGCCACCTTATGAACACGACGACTAAAGTCGTTATGAGGGTGGTCCAGCCGTTCTGTTATCACGCGCCCGAACCGATCCGGGAGTGGGTTACGACTGTCCAGGATCTACAGTTCTGGTGGGGTAAGCTGAGAGATAAGGCTAAGCAGGCCCTCGGCGATAACCCTCTTATGTCCTCCGGCACCCACTGTCGGGACTGTGCCGCGATAGCCCGCTGTAGGACCGCTAAGAGGACCAGCTATAGCGTAATCCAGTACGCGAACGAACCGTACGAGATAAACTCGCTCGACGGTGCGGATCTGGCGGCCGAACGTCACATACTCGAGACTGGCTTACGTATCATTAAGGCCCGCCTGGAGGCCGTAGACGACCAGCTACACGCGAACATAGCCTCGGGCGACATATCCTCGGGGCTGACCATTAAAGTAGGCCAGGGGCGCCTCGGCTGGTCCGCACCTGTAGACGTAGTTCTCGCCCTGGGTAGCCAGTTCGGCGCCGACCTGTCTAAGTCGGCCACCGTGACCCCCACCCAGGCGGTTAAGTTAGTACCTAGTCCGTTACGGAGTGCCTTTAGACAGGTCCTCCCGACGTTAACCTCGCGCCCGTCCACCGGTCTAAAGCTGATCCCAGCCGACGACAGTCCGGCGGCCCGCGCCTTTAAGAGCAAGGAGTAATAGTTATGCCACGTTTCGATGATAAGCATGTAATGATAACCGGCTGTACGGTGGTCTGGGACGGCGTTACGCGTCCCGATACAGACCCCCAGACCGGTAAGGTCAAGTACACCCTAAAGGTCGTTATACCGCCTCAGAGCCCCGACCTGGCCCTGTACCAGGTACTCGCCCAGGAGACCCTCCAGGCCTCCAAGTTCCGCGGCGTGTTACCGCCGGGCGGCCTTATGCCGATCGGCCAGACAAAGCCGGGCGAGTTTAATAACCTGTTCCCCGGTCATGCCGTGGTTAGTGCTAAAACATTTTTCGCTCCGGACGTCTACGACGAGGCCGGCGCTAAAATGGATCCTATGCAGTACGCGCCGAGTATCTACCCTGGCCAGCGGGTCGACGTCCTCCTCCACTGCTACGACTACGATAAAATGGGTAACCAGGGAGTAGCGGCCGGCCTCGACGGCCTGCGGATCGTAGCCAGTGCCGCGGCGCCTAAGCTCGATATCGGGACCGGTGGCGTCGACACGGCCGCGGCGTTCGCAGCACCCGGCGCACCTGTAGCGGCGGCCGCTGTGCCCGTACCTGCTATGCCCGCCGCCGCTGTACCGGCACCCGTGCCCGCTGGCTACCCGGCCCAGGCGAGTAACTACTTACCGCCGGCGCCAGGCGTACCGGCACCCGCGGCACCGGGAACCATAACCGGCTACGACCCGGCCACCGGGGCACCGATCTACCAGTAATACGTCGCCACCACCGGGCCGGCCTTCGGGTCGGCCCACTTCTAAGGACGCCGATATGTTGACCCAGGCCAGACTTAAAGAACTACTACACTATTTCCCCGTGGAGGGGATATTCGTGTGGCGCGTGTCGAGGGGCCGAGTAGCCGCGGGAAGTTTAGCGGGGCACCCGCACACCGGGGGGTACTTGCGGGTCAAAATAGATCGTAAGGATTACCTGGCGCACCGTCTGGCATATCTATACATGAAAGGGTGGATGCCTGTCGAAGTCGACCACGAGGATCATATTCGGGATAACAATAGTTGGGGGAACCTAAAGCCCGCGACACATATAATTAACGGACGGAACAAAGCCCTGACCTCAACTAACACTAGCGGAGTGTGCGGGGTCCACTGGGATAAAAGCCGGGGTAAGTGGCAGGCGGGGGCCATGGTTGACGGCAAAACCATACACCTCGGACGTTTCGATAAGTTCGAGGACGCGGTGGCCGCACGTAAAGCCGCGGACATAAAATACGGCTTTCACCCGAACCACGGTAAGTCGTCGTGAAAGTTACCCTAGATTTTGAGACCTACAGCGAAGCGGGCTTCTACCTGGCCCCAGACGGCAAGATCCGCGGCTCGGCCCCAGACGGTAAGGGTGGCCTCCCGGTGGTGGGTCTCCCCGTCTACGCGGCGCACCCATCGACCGAGATACTGTGCCTGTCGTATAACATGCACGACTGGTATGGCCTGACCCAGATCTGGGTACCAGGGACGCCACCCCCACAGCCACTCCTCGACCACATAGCAGCCGGCGGCTCGATCAGTGCGTGGAACGTAACATTTGAGTACTACATATACAACCTGGTGGGAGTACGTAAATACGGTTGGCCCCCCTTGCTCCTCGAGGCCTGCTCTTGTGACATGGCGAAGGCCCGGCGCTACAGCCTGCCAGGATCCCTGGCCAACGTCGCCAAAGTCCTGGGCACCGCGCCGAAGGATCCGGAGGGCGGCCGACTCATTCAAAAGTTAACCCGACCCCATACCCCAACTAAACACCGGGCGGAGATCCGCTGGACCCCCTCCACGGCCTGGCCAGACTTCGTTAAGCTGTATAAATACTGCGACCAGGACGTCTACGCCGAAGACGAGGTTAGCCGCCTTATACCGGAGCTCACGGCCGACGAGCGGGCGGTCTGGCTGGTCGACCAGCGGGTTAACGCCCGCGGCGTCCAGGTGGATCTCGTAACCCTCGAGGCTATGCTCTCGATCCTCTCCCAGGTCGAGGACAAATATAACGCCGAGCTGTGCACCTTAACCGGTGGCGCGGTCCAGACCTCGACCCAGCTCCCGGCGCTAAAGGCCTGGCTGGCCGGCCAGGGGTGGCACCTACCGAGCATAACAAAAACCATACTCGAGGATACCCTGGACGACCCGGCCCTGGTCGGTCTCGCCCGCCGGGCTCTCGAGATCCGCCAGCTCCTCGGATCCGCGAACATTAAAAAGCTGCATAAATTCAAGCTGCAGACCTCCGACGACGGCCGGCTACGGGGCCAGTATATGTATAACGGCGCCGACCGTACCGGGCGGTTCTCGGCCGGCGGCGTGCAGCTGCAGAACATGACCGGCGACGGTCCCGACTCGTACGTCTGTAGCGAGTGCGAGGGGATCTTCGGGCTCCACCCGCCTGGTACGTGCCCCCGTTGTGGCCAGTGGGCCGGCCTGATCGAGAAGCGGAACGACTGGGACGTCGAGTCGGCCACCGCGGCGATCGCGGATATCCGGAGCGGGGACCTGGCCACCGTCGAGAGGTACTGGGGCGACGACGTTATGTCGGTGCTGTGTGGCTGCCTGCGGGCCCTGTTAACCGCGAAGCCCGGCCACGAGTTGATCTGTGTAGACTTTAGCGCCATAGAGGCCGTCGTGGCCGCCTGCCTGGCCCGGTGCCAGTGGCGTATCGACGTGTTTACGTCCGGGCGCGACATATACCTGGAGTCAATAGGCAGAATGACCGGCACAAAATACTCGGACTACGAGGCGCACCGGGTCGCGCACGGATCCCACCACTCCGATCGTAAACGTGGAAAAGTTGCCGAGCTGGCCGGCGCCTACGGTTGCTGGCTGGTGGGGTGGAAAGAGTTCGGAGCGGACGAGTATTACGAAAACGACGACGAGCTCAAAGCCGCCATACTTAAATGGCGTGAGGACTCCCCCGAGATCGTCGAGATGTGGGGCGGTCAGTACCGCTGGTGTGGCCCCGGTAAATGGGACTATCGGCCCGAACGGTTCGGCCTCGAGGGGGCGGTTATTGAGGCTATCCTTAACCCAGGTAAATGTTTCGCGCATATAGATATTGCATATACCCTCCGCGACGACGTCCTGTACTGCCGCCTTCCGTCTGGCCGATTCCTGTATTATCACCGGCCCCGGCTGGCCGTGGTGCGCGACAAACTCAACCGGGGCGACTGCTACCAGATCACCTTCGAGGGATACAATTCGAACAGCCAGAAAGGCCCTATAGGCTGGTCTCGTATGGAGACGTGGGGGTCTAAATTATTTGAAAATGTATGCCAGGGGACAGCCCTCGATATCCAGGCCGGCGCTATGGTGCGGTGCGATAAAACGATATACCCTGTCGTTATGCACCTACATGATGAACTGACCGCCGAGGTACCCATAGGTATAGGCTCAGTCGAGCATATGACCGAACTAATGGTAGAACGGCCCGAGTGGGCCTCCTGGTGGCCGATACGGGCCGACGGTTGGCGCGGGGTCAGATACAGAAAGGGCTAGGTCATGCTAAGATACGAAAACGGCCCGCGCTAACGGGCCGCCCTCAAATCAGAACAGCGAGGTAACGCCGTAATGACTGCGAAGATTTTAACACAAGACCACCTAAAATCGTTACTCCACTACGCCCCCGATACTGGCGTATTTACTCGTCGGGTCACGGTAAACTATAACGCCGTGCAGGGCGACAAAGCTGGTAGCCTGAACGACCGGGGGTATCTGGTTATCCAGATCAACAGGGTACCCCATAAAGCCCACCGTCTCGCTTTTCTGTATATGACCGGGGACGTCCCGAAAGAGGTGGACCACGTCAACCACATTAAAGACGACAACCGGTGGGCGAACCTCAGACCGGCAGACCGTACGGTAAACAATCGAAACACGTCACTCCGAAAAGATAACGCCAGTGGGTGCGTCGGTGTTCACCAGGACAGCCCGTCTGGTAAGTGGATCGCCCAGATTAATATCGACGGGAGACGCACTTACCTGGGCCGTTTCGACTCAATGATAGAGGCGGTCTCCGTACGTCAAGCGGCGGCCGAACGGCACGGGTACCACCCGCTACACGGAGGGGCCCGCCATGGCTAAGACTGAGTTCGAGCTGTTCGAGGAGTGGGCTACGATAAAGCACCACTACCAGACCACCGCCGCTATCGCTCGGTTTAAGTTGTTGCGGAACTCGCGTAACGGCGACAAGCCTGTCCTGTCCGCGGCCACCATGGCCATGTTAGATAAACGACAGGACGAGGACTAATACCCGAACCGACTAATAGCCCCCACCTCACTAGCGGCAATTAGGCGCCTCGACTTGGCGCTTAATTGCGGACCCGGTACTGATTTATTGACGGCCTGCATACGCGGTACGTGGACCCCCACCCAGGCCAGGGCCTGTTCGAGTCCATCTTCCAGCCTAAATACTTTAATGTATGGCCACGCGATATGGGCCTGGTATAACGCGCCCACGTATCCGGGTCGTCCAGAACAAAGGCGCCATACGAACTCGTCCAGATCGTCCGACCAGTATCTCTGCAGGTAGCGGTCCTGTGTCGACGGGTTCAACCAGTACGACCGTATCCAGTCCGCCGGGTGACGTACCACGGTAAAGATACGTCTCGCCGGTCGTCTCGCGGGCATACGGTGTAGAGGGCTGAATATCGCGCAAGACTTACCGAGCGGCATAAGGGCCCCCACCTCGCTACCAGGTAGGTAGCTCCGGATAGCAGTACCCCCACACTTGGGGATATGAATAAAGGCCCAGCCCCTGCCGATCAGCACCCCCGAGGCCTACCTGGTCTCCCGGATCCGGAACCGGGCCCGATACTCTGAGTCCAGGCCGTCCCGGTACTCGCCGACCTGGGTCTCCAGGGGATCCTCAAAGAACCCATAGATACTGTAGAAGTTCTGCCGGGCCGTGAGGTTTAACTGATCGACGGTATACGAGGACACCTCGACCAGGGGGATCGGGTACGGGTTAAGGAGCAAGGGGTAAGACGTGTTCGCCTTAATCAGGTCGAAAAAGTTAGGCTTATTGGTCGCCACCACGTCGCCGCTTACGTCGGTTATCTCGGTTCCGATCAGGCTATAATTGTCTATTTTAATAACCTCACCGGTGGCCCGTTTAACCAGGGTACCGTCCGCGTTAATAGAGCCAAAGTCCCGCGCCACGAACCGCTCTCGCTGGGAGTCTAGCGTCCAGGAGAACGACCGCGGGTCTATAACGACCGGGACGTCGACGCCGATAAACAGGTGGCCGACCTGGAGGACCGCGTGGGGCCGGGCTGCCACGTCGGCCGCGGTCCGTACAATTTTCATATAGACGGTAGCGGTGGCGCCCGCCGTCGAGACACCCAGGCCGTTAAACATAATGTTAGCCTGGCCGCCGGAGATGATACTCGGCATAGGCGCCTGACAGAACGTATGGACCGTATCCTCGGAGTTATGGGCATAGCTGATCTGTTCGGCGACGACGGCCGTTATGTTGGCCGACATATGGCAGTTAATATTCTCCGAGAACTCGGTCGCCAGATCCGGGGACCCGCCGTCGTCCTCGTAAGTTAACAGGCTGCAGCCGATAAAGCCGAGCGACATATCCGAGTTAGCCAGGTGGGCGCCTTGCTTACTGAAATCAATTTTAACCGCGAAGTCGGAGACGCCCTGGGTGGGTTCGATCGTGGTGTAGTCCGAGAGATCGGGCGCGAATACGCCGGACCCGTTCTCGATCGTGGCGATATTGTTAAAGCCGACGATCGTACAGGAGGCCCCGATAAAATATGGCTGAGGTACATAACTAATAATACTATTTTGGTTCGTGTTAGCCATATCCTAGCCCCAGCCCTCGACGGTGAGTAAGTTTTTAGAAAAGTTCATTTTTAGCTTACGAATAAATAAGTTTTTAGGTGTGCCTATCAGTCGGAACCGGTCCGACTGGACGCTACAGAACTCGCCCAGCTGGGGGAGGACGACGTTAAACACGGGGTCGTTAAGGGTTACGTCGAACGTATAGAACCGCCGCCGCTTCTGGTACAGCGTGGTCCACCAGCGATTTATCTCGTTCTGGGCCAGCTCGTACGAGCTGCAGTCGTAGTCGTCACAGAACCCGATCGTAAGCTCTACGGGGTCCGAGGTCCCGGCCCGCCAGTAGTACGACGGCACCGGATACGAGTAGGATCCACCGAACCCGTCGGCCGTGTGGTACACGTCGTCGGCTGTCCAGGAGGCGTCGTCGGCCGTCCATAGTGTCGGTATCGTAAACACGACCTCCTCGACCACGTAGTACCCGTTCGTTACGTTGGTCCTCCACAGCCCCTGTACGCCGCCGGCGATCTCGTCCTCGGTGTAGGCGCCCGGACTGAATCCGTAGGCGACCTGGGTACTGAGGCCGGGGGCCTTGTCGTCGTTTACCTTAATCCGCCCGACCATGTTGGAGTCGGTAAAATCAAAAGAGGGGGCGGACTCTACGTCCGGATCCGTGAGCCGGCCGAAATGGATCTCGGTTAACTCGTCGACGTAGTACCAGCCGGTAACCCCGCCCAGGATCGTGTCCAGGAACTCCTCCAGCCGGGTGACTTTATTCGTGTGATACATGGGGTACTGTTCACCCATACCCACGTCGTACTCCAGCGTCTCCAGCTCGGCCTGGTTAGCGTACTGCCAGATCCCGGCCCGGGTCATAGCCAGCCGTATAAAGGCGTAAAGACCTAACAGGTAGGCGCCGGTATCCTCGGGGTCCAGGGTTAGGATCCGGCCGCACGTGAGGCGCCCGGCGGGGTTCTGTAGCAGGGTAAAGCCGAACTGTTCCGCGGTAAAGTTCGTCGTCTCATACAGGGCGACGCCCCGGTCGTATACCTCGCCTTCGAACTGCTCTATAGGGATATCCGTAACGTGGTACAGGAGGGAGGTACCGTCGACCAGGGTGGTCGGCCAGAGCTGCATAGGGTCTTGTATGAGGCCCCAGGATATCGGGTACGGCTTGCCGGCGAGCTGGGGGTACTCCTCGCCGTAGTACAGCTCGTTTATCGGGTTATCGAAGCCCTCCGCCAGGATAGAGTCTAGCCTAAATCGTATCGTGTTCTCGTTAGCGAACCCGATGTCGGCACAGGTGGCGGTCGCCAGGAGTTTAAGCTGGTCCGCTACGGTCGCGCCCAGGTCCACCTGGTAAAGGTCCACCCGTACGACGGTTACATTTTTAGCGAAGTCGATATACTCGTCGTCCTGGTCCTCGATAGCACAGTCGACATAGCCGAAGTCGATCCCCGACTCGTCCGCCCAGAACTTTAGGCCGATCTGTTTGGTAAAGATAATGTCGGACTTAACCCGGGCGTCGTAGTGTACCGGTAGGCCCGAGGGGTTAACCGTGTCCTGGTACATACCGCCGAACAGGGCTATACGTAGCACCGTAGAGGCCGGCTCCACGTCCCACTCGGTCGCGGTGAGCACGACCAGGATCTCGTTAGAAAACCGCTCAGACATTAGCTATACGCCGTTGCTGCTCCGTTTGAGTCTTAAGGCTCGACTCCATATCCCGGCTGGTGGCCAGGTCCGCCTCCTGGTACCTCCGGTTCTGCTCCCGGATATCGACCAGGACGTTAAGGACCTGGGCCATATCGCCCGACTCCTCGTTATCCCCGGTGCTTACGCTGAGGTTATCGGCGGTCTTAGTTACCACGAACTCGCCGGCGTGGAGCATAGCCGGGCCGGTCCTGTCGACCGCGCCACCGTCAGCGTAGCCGGGATAGGGCGGGATAATTATCGGCGGTATCACGATTACGATCGGCGTAGGTGGAGCCGGTATCATAACGACGAGCGGCTGTGCCGGCGGGATAGCCGCCAGGGCGTGGATCGCGTCCACCGTTGCCCCGGTATTAAATTCGATCCCGGTCAGTTTACCCAGCTCTGGGGACATCTCGTCGAACCCGATCAGATCCAGGAACGGTTTAAGCAGGACCTGCAGGTCGGCCGGTAGATCCAGGATATAGCCGCCGAGGTTACCGATCGCGAGGTTAGCGTCGGCCTCGTTGGTGGCGGTGCGTATGGCCTCCAGTAACGGGCCGAGGTCGGCCTGTATGGCCTCGGGTAGTTCTGCGATCGCTATGTCCAGGGCCTGGCTAAGCAGGGAGGTCGCCTCGGTAATTTTGCCTAAGCTGATCCCCAGCTCTATCGCCATGTCCGAGACACTGGCGCCCAGCGTCTCCGAAAAGGCGACCAGGGCCGCGAACTGTTCGGCGCTAAATGACTCGACACCTATGTCGAACGTCTTGGCCAATTCCGCGATCGAGATGTCCAGCTGTTTGACCAGCTCGAGGACATCTACGCCCAGCGTGGCGGCGAATACGCCCAGCTCCGCGACCAGGGCGGCGGACATAGAGTCGATACTCACGCCGGTAACGATCGCCAGTTCGCGCAAGGGGACACCCAGCTCCTCCATAAGCTCGAATATGTTGGCGCCTAACAGCGTAGCGACCTCGGACAGGCCGGCGGCTGTAGTTGTGGTAAGGCTCTCGAACTCCACGCCCAGTATGTTAACCAGCTCGCCCAGGGGGACGCCTAGCTCCGCCGCCAGCTGGACGACTGAGGTGTTAAGTACCTGGGACAAGTCGCGTAGTGTTGCCGCCAGATCCATGCTAGCTCCGCCGCCAGCTGGACGACTGAGGTGTTAAGTACCTGGGACAAGTCGCGTAGTGTTGCCGCCAGATCCATGGCCAGGAGGAACCGCTCGAGCTCGGCGATCAGTGCCGCGGCCTGGTCCGGTGGCGGCTCGGGCCCGTATATGGGCGGCTCGCTGTCGTCCTCCACTGGGATCGTCGGGCTTATGCCGGCCGGCATTTGTAGGTTATTAAGGGCCGCCGTTACCCGGTCGAATATGGCCGTATATTGTTCGCCGCTTGCAAACATGAAACGGGCCTCCTCGAGGAGGGCCTGGGCGGCGGCGGGTAACGCGGCGGCGGCGTCCACGTCGCCGGCCCTGGCGGCCTCGAGTAGCCGGCTAAATTGTAGATCCGCCTCGGCGAGCTGTTCCGCCGGTGTTAGCGTGGTCAGCTGTTCGTCGAGTAGTAGCGACTGGGTAAAGTCGTAGATGTCCTCGAGGGCACGCATCCAGTCCGTGAACACGTCGTTAACGATCTCTCGTACCTCGTCGAATCCGCCTATCACCACCTCGTTTAGCTCGTCGCCGAACAGTTGCTGAGTCATGGACAGAACGCTAAGAGTAAGCTCGGCCGCCATACGTTTTAACCGGCGGTTAAATGCCGTGGCGATCATGGCGTACTCTTTCTGGGAGGCGCCCAGGTCGTCGGCCGCTTTCATGGCGGCGTTAAAATCGTCGCGGAGATCTAGCAGGCCACTAAATACCGTGTCGCCCATAAAGGCCCGGAGGCGTTGTACCTGGGCCAGGCGGTCCTCCTCGGCGTCCTCGAGTAACGCGTAATACTCTGCAGCTGTCGCCGAGATATTCAAGAGCATAGCGATCTGTGCCTGGCCCTCCTCGGTGGTGGCGTCCAGGGTCTGCATAAGCTCCCACATACCGTCGGCAGTATTTGGAATCTCGAGTCCTACACTGGCGAACGCCCGCTCGACCTGGCTGGTAACAAACTCGAGTTGCTGCGCCTCGCTGGCAAACTTGTCAAAGAACGTCGTAAACTTGGAGATAAACTCCTCCACGCCGCCGGTAAGCTCGACCAGGTCGACCGACATATGGGCGAAGGCCTCCGGATCCATCTCGTCGACAGACAGGCCCAGGGCGATAATAGCCTCCTGCATAACCTGTACTGAGGTGGCCACTCGGACCAGGGTCTCGCCCAGCCCCTCGCCGACTTTCTGGAAGTCGTCTATAAACGGTACGACGTGGCCGGCCAGGCCGTCGAATATCTCGGAGAACACGGCCAGGAGTTCCTCCTGTTGCTGCTCGGCGGTTAGATCCATGGTGCTGATCTTTATGGTCTCGACTTCGAACGAGGCTAACCGGTCCTGGATCTCGTCCAGCGGGATCCCGATAGCGATCGCCGCCTGTTCGACGGTGTTAAATATGGACCGGAATACCAGGGCGAACTGCTTGCCCATCTCACCTTCAAGGTCGGCAAATTTTGTTTTTAGATCATAGTCGTCGAAAATATGTTTTTTAATCTTGATATCAGCGAACGCCCGGACCAGAGTCTCGTTTAGTAGGTCGGTCAATTTGCCGCCTTCTATCTGGATCCCCGTGTCCAGTAGCTTGACTTTACCGCCTAAAAGTTTAGCCAGCCACTCGCCGATAAAATTAAGCCCTAAGATATTAAACGCGCCGGCGCCGGTAAACATGTCGATAATAATACTACCTGGGTCCTTCGGTATCTTTACGTCGGTATCGGTACCGCGGGCCAGTTGCACGACTGCACCGGTAAGCCCGGTCTGTAAGTTCGTAAGGGCGTGGAGCATACCCTTATTAATACCCACCAGCTCGCTCGTCGCGCTGGCGGTAATCTCCATAGCGTTAAGGATCGACTCGCTCTTGGCGTCGGTATCGCCCAGGACACTACCGGTACCCTGGGACTCCTGTCGGGTACGGGTGGCCGTTGCACTACCGGCGGCACCGGTCTCCACGCCCATGGAGGCGATCAGGGCGGCGACCCCTATGGCTCGGGGTATGGCGGAGTACACGTCGCCCTCTGCCAGCTGTTTAATAACCGCCTGGACGCCCATTACCACGTTAAGGATCTGCATAACCGACCGGAGTCCCTCGGCGGCGGCGCTGTCCTCGTGGAACAGGTCGGCCACCTCGCCCAGGGCTGTAATAGAATCCTGGAGCATATTACGCCAGACACTATGGAGATCCTCGAGGGCGCTCTGCATATCGTCGATACCGTCCAGGTACCGTTTTAACTCGTCCTCGTCGAGTAGTCCCTGGTCGAACCCCTCCTGGGCGAGCTCGCGAGCTTCGGCCAGGTCTCTAAGGCCGGCGGCGAGTGGGTCGAACTGTGCCTCCAGCCCCTGGAGGGCCTCCTCCAAGGCTTCGAGGCTATCGAGGTACTCAAAGTTAGCGTCGAGCTCGGCCTGGGTTATAACGGAGATACTCGTCCTACCCTTGGCGACCTCGCCGAAAGCGGTTAGGGCGAGGGTCGACTGTTGCAGTAACTTTTTAAGTTTCTCGAGTTCTTTCGCGTCTATCTTCCCGAACTTGTGGGCCTCCTCCAGGAACGCCATGGCCTTTTTAAATTCTGCCAGCGCCTCGATAGAGGGGTCGAGCATATCCCGCAGTTCGTTAAATGCCTTCATGTCGAAGGTGGGCGCCGCGTCGAGGCCGGCCAGCCAGGCCATGTTTTTAGCCAGCTCGGCCATGGTGTCTTTATACCTGGCCATAAGTTCGTCGTGGGCCAGGGACGCGTCGAGGTCCAGCTTAGCCTGGATCAGTTCCCGGAGCTGGTCTTTAAGGCGTTTACTCTCGGCCAGTACGGCCATTAGTTGGGTATTAAAGTGGTCGATCCGGCCGGTCCGCCAGGCCTCCTCCGAGATCCCCTGGGCGGCCATAAGATCGTTAAGGGTAAGGATAAGATCCTGGGCGATATCGTCCTGGGCGGCTATGGCCTCGTTTAGTTTCATAACCCCGACCTGGAGGCCGTCTTACCGAACAGCTTCATATTCTCGATAAGGTCTGCGATCTCGCCGTCGAGAGCGGTAGCCTCTCGCCCGGTGTCCCGCATAGCGATAGCCAGGAACCCCAGGGCCGCGACTCCGGCCATTATCAGACCGCCGACGCCGAATAGCAGTGGGAACGCGACCGCCATACCGGCCATACGGATCATAAACAGCCGGAGCGCCGGTAATAGTTTGGTAGATATCACGGCATATAGACCGACAAAGCCGGGGATCATCACGGCCAGCGTCCGGATCATACTACCCATAACGATAAGTACGGGCCCCATGGCTGCAGCTATGGCGCCCCACTTAATGATAGACTTCTGTTGTTCCGGGGAGAGTTCACTAAAGGCCCGCGCCATGTTCTGGATACTCTTAGCCAGATCCAGGATAACAGGGAGGACGTCCCTCGAGATAAGGATCCCCATAACCTCTAGCTCTGCTTTCATCTGGGCGAACGCGAACGAGGGGTCCTGTTCCGCCATATCCTCGAACCGCTGGTCCAGCGTACCGATAGCCGCAGGTCCACGCCGAATTGTCGCGAGCGGTTAACCAGATCCTGGAAAGTTACAATGAATCCGTTTTCTTTAATCTCCCGGCGGACCTGTTCGATAGACGTACCCAGGGCGATAAAGGCCTCCTCGGCGTCCGGTGTCGGTTTCTGAATAGCGGCCAGGACCCCACGTAAGGAGGTCGCCGCCTCGTCGGCCTCGACGCCTAACAGAGTAAACGTAGCGATAAAGGCGCCGAGATCCTCGAAGGCCACGCCGAGCTCTGCAGCGATACCGATCACTCGACCCAGTACCGGAGCCAGTGCCGAGGCCTCGAGGTTACCCTTTTCAATGGTACCGATCAGGACCTCGAGCGCCCTAGTGGAGTCCATGTTCGCCTTACCGTAGGCCTGGACCGCGGCGGTGGCCGCCAGGGCCACGACCCGGGTATCGCCCAGGCCGATCGCCGAGGCCTTAGCCGCTTTATTCAGGGTGTCCATAGCCTGGGCGCCACGCTGGCCGGCGGAGGTGATCGCGAACAGAGCGTCGGCCAGTTCTACCGGACCCCGGCCCACTGCAGGGGCGAGGGCTAGTATGTCTTTTCTAAAGGCGACGATCTCCTTACGGGAGACGCCTACCAGGGTGTTCATTTTCGTAAGGGTATGGTCGAAGCTGGTCCCGAGCTTGGCGGAGGCTGCAGCGGCAGCGAGTAGCGGCGCCGTGAGGTACAGCGTCATGTTACGGCCCATTGCTTTCATGGCCTTACTGGTCACCATGGCGGACTTAGCCAGCCGCTCCGAGGCGGTCGCGGCCCGCTTAGCGGATCCGGTTAACTTATCCAGTCGTTGTTTAGCGACCTCGGCCTCGAGACTCTCTACCCGGAACCCTAGCTGGGCGACATCAATCGACATAATTATTACCCTTTGTTACGTTGCGACTCGTCCTTATCCCGTTCACGTTTAGCATTACGTTCCTCTGATATAACCAGTAACCAGGCGTTGTCCATACCGATAAGCCAGTCGATCTCCTCGGGCGCCACGTGCTTACCTGTCAGTAGTAACCAGCTCCGGATCTCACCGTATGAGAGTGGGGCCAGGCTCTCGAACCCTGGCGGCCGGCGGGTATTGAGTTCCCACCACCAGGCCCATACATGCTGTGCACAGGCCGGGACGGTGGGCTGTTCCGGCACCTCGACCCCGGCCTGTTGGTTATATTGCGCCCGGGTAACCTCAACAGGTCCACCGCGGGCCGCTACTTTGTGGCCCCAGTTGAGCTCGTACCGGGCGTGCCACTTTAGACAGTCCCCGAGTTGTTCTCGGATCTCGTTAAAAAATCGTCGAGACTCCCCACCTCCTCGTCGATAAATTGTCCCAGGTGCCAGCCGAGATCCTCATGGGCGAGGGCCGCTTTAAGTTCGGATCTACTAAATGCCGGGCGCCCGGCGTCGTCGTCGTCGCCGTCCTTCCATCTCCAGCCGGCCACCTGGACCATATGCAATTTGTCCGCGTGCTGGGCTGCCAGGCCCGCGATCGCGTTCGTTTTACGCTTTAAAGACAGGTCGCGTACCTTGGCGTTATACCTGCTCATAAAGGAGGAGTCATGCAGTAAAGTTAAAAACCAGCCGGTCTTTTTACCGGCGAATACGTACTCCACCTCGCGGGGCTGTGTCTTAGACGCCGCTTTAATATCGTTTAAATTCATGCTCATTTCATTACCTCATTACATTAGAGGATCCCCGGCCAGGTAGACCGGGGGTACCTCGATTACCCACCGCTTATACGGAGGGCGCCTCTACCACTTCGGGCGGCTGTTGCAGACCAAGCGTAAATATAACGTGCTTGAAGTCCTCATTACCGCCTTTAGTACGTTGCGGACCTGTTACCAGACCGCGGTTATACTCTTCAGAAGCGTCGGCCCATACGAACTTAAACGCGTAATTGTTCGTATTGTCGTAAGCGGCCGCGGCCTCGATCAGATCCCGACCCGCACTCGGGGTATCCTGGAACTCGACGTTAGGATCCCCGGCG